ATTGTCCTGTGCTTGTTAAAGGCACAGATGCTTTTACGTCTGATCCCATATTAGTCTCCTATTAAGCGTCAGCAAATGGTGTTACTAAAGTTCCTGAACCTAAGATAATTCCTTCAACTGCGTATTTCGCAGAAGCCATTGCAGTTACTTTTACGATACTGCCAGCTAGTCCACCTTTAGTTGAACCATTCATAGTGATTACATCATTAGAAGCACCAGATATAAATGTTTTACCTGTAGAGTCAGTTACGCCAGTGTAAAGACCACCTACAAACTTATCTGTTCCATCTGTTAAGATGTCCATGTCTGTGGCTGCGGTTTCTACTACGAAGAAAAAACTTGCTCCTAAATTATTGGTTTGATTAGGATCGTCGTCTCGTCCAGGAGCGGTAGCCACAATACTAGGTAAAGTAAATTTACCGTCTGCATCATTACAAGTAAGTATTTTACCTGCGTGGGAAGCAACGGTTATTGAAGTATCAGCTGTTAAACTAACTACTACAGCGTTACCTGCTGAAATAAATCCCGCCAATGATTTGACTGGACCTGAAAATGTCGATTTTGCCATATTAAGTCTCCTTAATGAATTCTATCGTCTCGGCTTGTCTGCTAGGTCAGTCGATAGAATAGTTATAATTACCCTAGTTCTGTTTCATTCTACATCATAGAATCAAAAAAGAAAAGGGATCCGAAGACCCCTTTTCCTGTCAAACATAAAAAGTTTACGCTCCTGGTGTTCCGAAGATTCCTCTCCAGTCACTCCAACCAAAGCTGTAACGCTCTCTAGCCTTATACCTAACATTTCCAGTTTCGAAATCACCTTCCATGTTTGTAGATACAGCTGTTCTAACGAAATGCTTAAGACCGTTAGGAACATCAGTTTTGATGAACCACGCATCAGTATCTGTAAGATAATGATTGACTGCGTAGCCTTCAGAAACCATGCCCATATTTCTTATAGCATTGATATCGTTATCAGAAGTGCCTACCCTTCCAGGACTTTCCATAAGTCTGTCAGCAGTAAATTGCAAAGCAGCAGGAATAATTAATTTCCTAGCTTGTGCATTAACCTTAAGGTTTCTTTCATCTTTAAAAGCAGCGATATCGATCAGTGCTTGTTCTAATGAAGTTTCGTTAAGGTCTGCTGCTGTAGAAAGCTCGTTTTTCATATCAACGTTTGCCACAGTTGGGTGGTCAGTAGCGCAAAGCTCCTTTCCATCACCGCCAACATATGACGAACTAAAAGCATTGTTAAGAACGTTAGCCGCCTTAACTTGCTTTGTTGATTGCATGGAACGTGCTAAAGCTCTCGTGTATCTTGAAGAAAGCGTATCGTAGAGATTATCTTCGATTGCTTCTTCAGTTAACGAGAAAGCCAAAGCTACAGTTTCATGTGAATAACGTGCTGTCCAAGCTTCTTGCGCTGTGTCATATGTGACCGCAGCACCTTCACCTTTTACAGACGCTTCGCCAAATCCAGTAAGCATCACTTCTTCCTCAAAAGCTCTTTCAGAACTTTCTGTGTCAAAAATGTCTTCATGCTCATTGTTATAGCGTTCGTACTCTAATCCAAAGAGTGCGTGTAGACCTGGAGTTAACTCTTTTACGAGTTGTGCTCTGTTTATAGCCATTTTGTGTTACTCCTTAAATTAAACCGCGAATGTATTCGTCGGGAATGTGAAGTAAGCTCTTGCATAAGCACCTATCGCATTGGATGGTGCCAAGTTAAAGCCTACACATAACGCCACGCCAGAAGAAGTAGTCGCAGTAACACCTTCTTTCGATCTACCATTGGTTGAAGAACCAGCAGTAGTAGAAAGAGTGTACTTGTTGCCAATAAAACTTACGGCAGGAGTTCCTGCTGTAAATTGAGCTTCGTAAACGATACCAGGATCGCTGTAAACCAAAGCTTCGGCATCTGCGCTACCCTGTGTAGCAGTTGAAGCAGTCCAAACTTTAGAAAAAGTTGGAGTGCCGTCGGATGCATTGTAATACACGCCATAAAACACACCTACGGGGGTGCTAGTAGCACCTGCCTGATTGATGTAACCACTTGCAAGAGTAACTACGTCGCCACTATAAATAGCAGTTCCGTAACCACTAGCGATTCTCATACGAGCAGGTCTAATAACTCCTCCATACATGTGGTATGCTGGCGTAAACCCATCAGGTTTGTCTGTATTAGCCATAATATACCTCTATATAAAATAATTATTATTAAGACGACTCATCATTTCTGTTGGGTCGACTACCAAATTGTACCTTAGATGATCTTTGAATATCACTATCCTTAATAGGCATCTTAGGGTTGCTTTCTCGCATATAGTTATGGTCTACTCCCTCTAACTGGTCTCTTGTTTGTGTTTCAAAATAAGAGTTCCTTTCATCAGCGGTTTCAACTGGAACTTTAGCGAGGATTAAACCTCCCACCCCAATTACGCCAGCCCTGTTTCCGTTTTCTATTGTAGGAGCTTCGAAATCAGGATAATCTTCCGCTCTCACGGGCTCATATCCTTCTCTAATACGTTTAGACATATTAGATTTATCGTCGTGTCCTCTAACAGCTTCACGGATCCACCTGTGTTGATATCCAGGAGGAGCTGGGGGTGCGTCTAACATAGACGGGGGTTGCCAAGGTTTTCTGCGAGTTTGAGTTTCTCGTGTCTCTGCAGACCTAGAGTTTCGGTCAGTGACTTGATTATTTTCTTCTGTCATGTTTATACTCCTTGCTCAATATGTTTTGCATATTCTTCTAATGGCACATCAAGTCTTTTAGCTATTGCCACCTGACTTGGTGTGAGTTTTATTTTGCGCGCATTTTTCTTGCCTGTAGCACCTCTGCTAGAAGCTGCAACCTGTTGCACGGGAGCAGGTTGCTCATTGGAAAACTTTTGAGGAAAATATTCCTTAATCCTTTGATCTACTTTATTATAGTAATCTTCAGTATTAGGGTCTACTCCTTCATCTATAAGTTGTCTATGTACACCAAACGCTGCGTATGTCATAGCCTGATCATTTCCAAACCACTCATTCTTTTCAGCCCAAGCTTCTGCTTTAGGGTCTGGTTGAGGGTTTGGACTCGCCTGTTGGGTAAAGTTTGGTATTTCTTCGACATATTCTTGTTCATTAGAAACTTTCCTAGCTTGCTGTTGCGCAGAAAGCCTTCTAAGGTTTTCAGCTTCGGCTGCACTCCTTGAAAGTTGTTCTGTTGCACTAGCAATTGCATCGGCGTCTCCTTGTTCTTGAGCTTCCTTTAAAGTGGATTTTGCTCTTTCAAGATCCGATTGTACCCTATTGTCGTACTCTTTGAAAAGGGAAGAGTCTGAGTTTTTTAATTTCTCTTTTAACTGAGAATTATCTGTATGAATGTTTTGTGCATAATTTACAGCTTCATCTCGTTGCCTTTCAGCCTCCCTCATTTTATAAGTTAGCTTATCAATTCTCTTTTGAACGCTTTCGCTAATCTTATCTAGTTCTTCATCAGAAGAAGTTTTAACTTCTTCCACCTGTATTTCTTCTGGTGCAGATGATATTGAATCGTCTACATCAGCTTCTCGAATATCAACTTCCCCTTCAGGAAGTTCCAATTCTATTTTTTCTGCTTCTTCTTGCATGGTCTTCTCCACGTTTATGATAATATATCCTCAGGATTGTCAATAACTGCTAAAATCTCGTCATCGTTTAAAAGACGCATATCGCCACCTTCTATTTTAAAACGAGCTCCTGCATATCGACCAAATATAACCCAATCTCCCTCTTTGCACCAAGCACCGTCTGGAAACTTATTTGTGTCTCCATAGGCATCAGGTCCAAGTCTAACAACATAACCTACAACAGTTGCTAACCTTTCCTTATCAACTGTTTGTTTAGCTAAGTGTATGCCACTCTTTGTTACTGATGGTGTAGAAAAAGGAAGGATTAATATCCTATATCCTGTGGGGTGCGGTAATTTTTCCGTGTGCGAGTCTAATGTCTCAACAGTAAGTGTAGGCTCTTGTTCTTCTTGAACAAGGTCTTCACCTTTACTGCCAAAATTGTCAACTCGATTTGGAACAGTGTCAGTCATCTATGTCCTCCATATTTGAGTTTAAGGTTTGAATTTCCTGCTCCGCTATATTCAAACCCGCTATTTCACCAACTATTCTCTGGTATTGTTCAATATCCTGAACTCCACCAGTAGCTAGTGTTTGCGAAAGATCTTCTTTCCTCTTTCGTAATTTTTGGAGCAAATGCTCCATTAGTTGGATAAAGTCCATTAATTACTTAATAGATCTATACCAAAGAAGTCCTTTAGTCTGTCCGTAAGCAGCTTTTACTTTCGCCTTTTCAGGTTCGTCTAAGCAATACCCTGCTTCTACAGATTTTGTTTTTGTATCATCCTTCACAGTAGGAAAACTAGGGGCTGCCTTAGTTTTCTTAGGGGAAGGAGACGGGTACTTATCGTTTCCATAATAGTCACGCATTAGTTTTCTCCATTTTGTTGTCTAGTTTCTTTTACTGTTTTAACCAGTTCGGTATAGTTCTTTTCAAGATCCCTTTGATTCTTCATCTCCAATCCTTGTAAATCAATTGCTGCTTTTGTATCTTCAACCTGAAGATCAGCCTCCATTTTCTCACGCTCTATTTGTGCATCAAGATCAGCTTTCATTAATTCAACTTCTTTATCGCGAGCATCTTTTTGTTCTTTCTGCATTAATTGCTCTTTTTCTAACTGAAGTTGTTGTTCACACATTTGTCTTTGTGGATCAGGATTTTGCATTGCTTGTGCCATTGCTTGTGCTTGACCTGTAACTACTTGTGTAGCTTCCGCCGCCGCAACAGCTATTTCATTCATCACTTCAGGCGGTAGTTCTTGATCTAATGGTGGAAGCTGTTGACCAAGTGCTTGTTCAATTTGAATTCTATATAACATGGCTTGGTGCTCTTGAATA